CGGGGGCAGCGATTGACTCTTTGAAGTAAGACTCCTTGATGGTTTTTACCTTCTTGGAGAATGACTCTTCAGAGACAAACTCTAGACCCTCAGCAAGTGCTGCGAGTTTTTCTTTCTGAGTATCTGCCAATCCTTCTGACACAGTGGACAGAATGTTTTTACGTGCAGACTCATTTAGACGATTCTGTAGCTTCACATTTGCCTTAACCTGTTCGTCGAGGCGCTCTTCCATTTCACGAATCTGTGCTGCCATACCATCTACCACTTCGAACTTATCGTCTGGGATAGAGATATAGTGCTCTTCAAAGAGACCCTTGAGACCTGCAATGAAGTCTTCGGTGATCTCATTTCTGATTCCACGGTCAATAGCAACTTGGTTTTGCTCCATCCATTGACCGATGGCGTAGTTCACAGTGCCGTTGACCTCTTCTGCCATCTCGGTTTTTGCTACCTCAATGTGCTGGTCAAATTCGTTTGCAAAGTGTTCTACAAGTCTGTCATACTCTTCAGAGAGTTTTGCTCTTACAGCAGCTTCAAAGATTGTCTTTGCCTTTTCAGCAAACTCTTCAGAGAGTTCTGTTCCTTCTGTTAGAGCAGCGATGTCAGCAGAAACATCTAGCTGCCACTCTTCCATTGAAGGTTTGATAGGATATGTGACTTTTGATCCTACCTTAGTGCCGTATGCTACTTCAGCACCGACTGTTGGTTGGGTTCCCTGATCACCAGCATCTTTCTTGGATGCTAGTTGTGGATCACCAGAAATTTGCGAGATAGGTGCCGCTGCTTTAGCGCCAGGGTTCTCTTCACCATCATCGTCATGCTCGTTAGGAGTGGTAGAAGTTCCACCTAAATCAGCTGGTGCTGATTGACCTGGAGCAACCGATGGTGCTACTGTTGGGGCAGGATCTTTGCCGCCTGCCTTAGCAGTTTGGGCGTCAGAAACCTGCGAGGGTTCGCTGCCTGTACCAGGAATCACATTCGCGGAAACTGTTGGCATTGGATCGCCAGCTTCCAGAATAATTTTTTGTTCAGCAACAAACTCCTCAAACTTTTCGTTTAGCATATCTGACATTTGAGTTGACCTCGTAATTTCCGTATAATTATTCTAAGTTTATTTATGAAATCATAACTTTGAGAGGAAATCCTCAAAAACCCTGAGGGTTCTTTCCTCTAGATCACGACGGGAACCGTCGATGTATCTTCGGTATTTATCTACTTTTGCTTCCTTAAGAATTCCGTTATCCCAGACCCACTCTTTACCTTCCATGATTCCATTTACAAAAGCATCTGGCGCGGAAGGATCTGCTACGATATCAGCAGCAGTTGTGAGCATGAAATCATCACGAACAATTGAGATATCTTCGCGCTTGTCGATGCTTCCCATACCACGGGAAGAAACACCAAGTTGCACTCCTTCTCCCAATAAAGACTTTGCAATTTGTCCCATTGGAGTATCTAAGATCTGTGCCTTGCCAATAAAGTTATGTCCTTCGGCGCGGAGATTTGTGATTCTGTGAGACACTCTATCAAGATTGATAGTGGGTCCATCGGGGTGTCCGAGTTCACCTAAAGCACGCTTGGTTTTTACATACTCTTCGTTGTATCTCTCTACCTCACGGTTGAGAACTTCGAATGGGTACATGCGACCATTGCGATTCTTAAGTTCCGACTGAAGAAAAACTCCCTCAATGTAAAGAAGTTTTTTTCCGTCCTTCTCCTCAGTGAGGATTTTTACGTCTTCAATCTGTTCCGTTATCAGTTTCATCGGTTTCTGTCTCGATTGGTTCGTCGAAGAATGTATTTGCTACAATCTTTTTGTAATCTGCCATGGCATCAGATGCTTTGGCAAATAACAGATCTTGGATTGCATCAATAGCAGATGCTCTATCGCTATTGTTGATTTTGTCAACAATATCGACAACTCCTTGATCATGGTTTACTTCATTGTTTTCTGTCATAATAATAACTCAGTATATTTTATTTATTATTTGGTGAAGGTTTGGGCGCGGACTTCATCTTTTGAATCTCGCGTTCCAGGCTGTCATCGGCAGCTTGAGATTCTCTTTCTGCACTATCGTCTGCTTGCAGTCCCTGAATTTCTGGACTAAATGCGGTGTTTTGTTGTTGCATTGTATCCAGCATATTTGTCTGTGCTGGATCGATGGCAAGACCAGAAGCAATTTCTGCTTTCATCTGCTTATCAATTTCCATAAACTCTTTATCCTTCTGACCAAGGATGTGACGACGTACATGCTCAACAGAAAAATACTTTCCAACAAAAGGATCCATTTGAGTAACAGTCATCATACGCTGATTCATCATTTCAATTTCTTTTAGTTCATTGAAGTGATTATCAAAGAGATAGTCATACTGGATATGCTCCTTCATGTCATCCCAATCTTCTGGGGTGATAATTCCCTTCAGAATTAATTGAGTCTTGAGAATATCGTGGAATAGTTCGCTGAAACGCTTGCGGAGACGACCGATGAACTTAGTAAATTTGAGTTCATCCCTGAGAACCTCAGTGGTCTTACCAAGATTAAACCCTTTGTTGTCATCCGTAAGGCGGGAAGGTGGTAGGTTGAGTGAGTTGTAAAGTTTCTTTTTGAAATACTCAACGTCCTTGAGTTCACCAAGGTTTTGACCGCCTGGGAGTGTAGTGATTTCAGTTCCTCTACCACCCTCACGGCGAGGGAGCCAGAAGTCTTCAAGCATTGACATATGCTTTTTATCATCACGCATCTCTCCTGTTTGCGCGTCATATACAAGTTTATTTCTGTAACGTGACATGACATCACGCAAGTATTGTTCTGCTTTTACCTTAGGTAGATTGCCTACATCGATGTAGAAAATTCTACGCTCAGGAGCACGGGACAATCTGTAGATAACAAGTGAATCTTCAATCATGCGGAGTTGATTGAGTGACTTGATCGCTTTGTGGAGGAATCCAAGAACCATTCTTTTGTTTAGATCTTGGAGTCCTGAAGGAACAAAGGCGATCGAGTCAGTTGCCATCTTTACGCCTTGTGACAAAGACATATCACCAACTGGTCCAAGAACACCGCCCTTGTAAAATCCTTTCGGGTTGTACAAATAGTAATCAACAAACGTACCATATTCATACTCCAACGCTGTGCCCTTGATTGCTGCACGGGCAAGAGAATCTTTTGGCGTGTTATCGATTTTTTGACGGACCTTCTTGATCTTCATTGGATCAATATAACGAAGTTCCGTAATACCTTTCTTTGGATTATCTAGATCGATAACTTTATGGTAAAATAGTCTACCGTCGATGTACCAAGTTCTGACAATCTCATGTGCTCGATTGTCAAAATTAAGGAGACGTTTGATATAATCAAACTCATCTCTAATTCTTTTCTTTACTCCAGCACCAACTTCTAAGTTATCTAAGTTAATATCTACTGGAGAATCGTAAGCGTCGCTAACAATAAATTCGTTAACAACTTCGTCTACCGCACTATCCACCTCTGGGTGAATTGCCATGTCACGATAACGACGGATCATCTCAAACTCGTTACGAGCTTGGTTGTCCGTATCTACATACGTTCCATAATACCCACCTGCGGCAACGGCGATGGGTTCATCAGCAGAAGGAGGGACAGGGGATTGTCCCTTCTGTCCCTCCTTTCTATTGATTTGGAAGCCAAATAACTGACTCATGATTATCTATTCAACTGTGTGCGCTTCCAACTATTTATCACTCAATTGTGATGCCAGAAATGCCACCCGTCTCAACTGTCCAATATGACATCTGGAATTCAACAGTGAATTCTTCGATCTGATCATTGCTATCGTAAGCAAGATCAATCTGAGAGATGCTGATTGGGAATGCGTGCCAGAGCTTATAAGATCTGAGAGCAGTACCAGTTGTGGTTCCATCTTTCTCAAGTTGGTCAACTTCAATGTCAGTCATATACTTAGCAGTTGAACCAGGAGTATATAGAGGAGCGGTGTTTGCTTCATGAGTGTTCATGTTCTCCATCCACTGCTCAAATCTTGAGCGGATCCTCATTTCCTTATCGTTGAAGAATGTTGCAGACCAGTTATCGAATGTACGATCACCAACGATCTTAACAGTTCTTCCACGGAAAGGAACATCAATGCTTCCTAGTGATGAACCAGGGAGAGCAGTTGATTTGCAAAGTAGAGTGATGAGTTCATCATCTGAGCTACCAGTTGTTAGAGTGGTAGGAAATGGAATCCTAACCTCAAACATATTTGGTTTTACGCCTTGACCGACCCTTTGTAGGAAGTCATTAACGTTGCTTGCTAGTGCCATTAGTTTTTACCTCGTAATTTTTGTTCTATTAACTACAATAAATCATCTACCAACAACTTCAGAGAACTCGACTCCAGTTCTCGTTGCCGTTACAGTAACGGTTACATAGTTAATTGAACGAGTTGGCTTGAGGTAGAGTTCAGCAACAAACTCGTTACGATCAATAACAGCAGGTGTGTTATTGGATTCGTCACAAACAACTAGATAGTCAGTTAAACCTCTGCGTGCTTGTACCTCTGCGAGGTATGATGTGATTGCAGAGTTGAAACCACCTCTAGTGATGGAATCATTCTGCTCGAATAGAACTTGCTTACCGAGTTCTCCTGCTCTCTTCTCAATGTTGAGGAAGAGACGACGAACATTGATTCTATCGAATGCGGAAGGTGAAGCAAGAGCAGTCTTATCACCGAATAGAACAGGACCAGAACCAGGGAATGAAACAACAGGGTTGATTCTTGACTGGTAAAGTTCGTCTCTATCTGCTTTGTTTGGATTGTATGCTAGTTTTACAACGTTGCGGAGACCGCCACGGTTTAGACCAGCAGGTGAAATCCAATCATCAACTGCGTTTGAAGTTCTTACACATAGACCAGCGATGTCGCCGTTGCAACCGATATAACGGTATTTGTCAGCAAAACGATCATATGTATACTTGATACCACTATCAAATACTGCGAATGATGTAGAAGGTAGAGTATCGAAGAATGCAATTGTGTTTTCTCTCTGTTGAACAGAAGATAGAGAACCACCAGATGCTGCAATTTGGTTTCCTACGTGTGGGGAAACAAACGCCATGCAGTCAGTTCTGGAAGTTGCAACTCCAATGACAGCACCTGCCTTGGTTTTGGTATCTGCTTCTGATGCCATTGAACCGCCCATGAGGACGAAATCGATTTCAGAAGCTTCTGTGTCTAGGAACTCGTTGTATGCGGTTTGAATTTCGCCAGCAGTATATGCGTAATCATCAGTACCACCAGCAAGAAGTGTTCCATCAAATGCACCATTAGATCCAGTTGGAAGTTGGAGCTTCATGTACTCGGGAGCACTTGAAGTTGCTGCATAAGAAGCAGCAGTACCACCCCATGCATTTCCAGTTGCTTGAAGGCTTGTTACGACTTCCGAAGCACTGTAAAGATAAGCGGATTCAAAATTTACAACATCTCTCCAGTAGTTTGAAGCACCTTCTGGTGTTACTGCATCAGAAAGTTTTGAAACGTATGTAAATCTTTCTACGATTGTATTGGTTCTTTCGTCGATGATTGCAACGTGCATTTCATCCCAGTTCAAATAGTTCTCGGATGCAAATGCAGATGTTCCAGGACGTGGACCAACCGCTGATAGTTTTAGACCAGTTGAAGCGATTTCTGTGTTGCTATACCAGGGAACTGTGGTTACACCATTTGCAGATGCTTTTACGCCATCAGTGTTGATAATAGCAATTGTATCTACGCCAAGAACAGCGTAAACTTCGTGATCGTTTGTTCCGTCGTTGTATGTTGCGCCAGCTGTCAATCCGTGACCAACTACAGTTGCGATTTCATCAGCACCACGGTCAATTACTACCACACGGTAGAAATTTCCTTCTGTTCCTGCGTAACGAGCAGCAAATACTTCTGAAGTTACACCACCATCAAAATCATCTTTGTTCTTAATTAGAACACCAGATCCTGATGCGGTTGCGTTTAGTACTCCAGTAGTTGCTCTAACAACGGCAAGTCTGCCGCCATATTGCAGGTACTCAGATGCTACCAACCAATCAGATGCATTGGTCTCTGCGGGACCACCAAAAGTATCAATTAGCTCTCTTTCGCTATTGATATTGGTGATAACTCCAACAGGACCTTTTGCAAATGTTGATGCGAAAGCAGCGGTGATTGCCACATCACCAACAACAACTGCGTTTGATAAGTCACGTTCTCTAATAACAACACCAGGCGAGACTTGACTTGCCATGTTTTTACCTCTTAGATATCAAATTTATCTAAATCTATTTAGATTTTCCTACGTTTCAAACGGGGAAACAATGCATGAACTACCAATCTGGATATCCCCAGTCTGTAAATGGATCTCTCTTCTTCCTAGTATCCATCACTCTTTTAACCGTACAGTCCTTACATTCGTATGAATATGCTGATGGAAGATATTTTTTATGTTTTCGGATAACATAATAATCCGATAGGAGATCCTTTACTTGACCACAAACTCTACACTTCCTCTCTTTAAAAAGTAAATGCTCTAGTTGGAATTGATCTCCTATATCCATCAGTAGTTCCACATATAAGATACTTCTTCTTGTTTATCTCCATACTCCCAAAGGTTTCCATCAGCATCTATAAAAGTATCATCCCCCAATCCATCATCAATGAATCCGAATGGTGCCATATCTTGTTCGATTTGATTACGCTGCTCTTCATAAATGCGACGGCGAACATCCTGATCCGTCATCTCCTTGAAGTATTCTTGCATGACTAACCATGCAAAGAGAACCATACACATCACAAGGTCATCATGGTATCCTTCGTCTGCTTCCCATGCTTGTTTCTTCTGTACGAATGTGGTAAGCTCTTGGAAGATCTGGAAGTCGCTGAAAAGTAATTTGTCTTCTTCAATAATTGCTTTGAGGTTGGCGCAACCAATCTTCTTGACAGTCACGCTCATCTTCACACCTAGTTGTGTTTTGTTTCCAGAGAATCCTTGTCCGACAATCTGACCCGCTCTGCCACGCATAGCACACATAAGGACGTTAGGATACTCAAGATCGTAATTGAGAGTTGCAGCAATACTATCACCGATATCATTGACTTCTACCAGAAC